CGCTTGGCGTTGGCCCAATAATAAAGGTGCTTTGATCAAATATAGCGTAATACTTTGGGGTGCCTGTTGTTGCCGGTACAGGGTAAAGCTCTCTTATAAAGTTAACGTCTTTAAATATTAAATAATCATAACTAAAACTATTCAAAGCAAGGGAGTACGGAAACAAAAAGTCTGAAGGCATCTCTAAGTAAGGAACATCAGCTGTAAGCGTTCCTGTAACATTCTTCCTAAAGTCTGGAAGCTGTATAGTTCTTAATATCATTTGCTCTGTAGTTGTTACAAACACAGATATATTATTTGCAAATGTAGTTTCAGAGTTTTCTGTATAATCTTTTATTGCTTGAGTAAGCGTTGTGTACGTCCATGCCATTAGCTTATCACCACTGTTACTTTGCCCATTTCGCCAGTAATATCTAAGCCAACAGTCCTAGAGCCTAGCTCTGTTATACCGCCGCCAACAGGATCAAATGATCCTAATATTCTACTTTGAAACAAAGAAGTATCTGGGCGCGGATTTCTTAGTGCTTGAGGGTCAGACATACTCATCCGGCCTAGTTCATATTGAGGGTTGTCTTTATCTAAAACATCAAACCCAACACGAAACCCTGTATCACGACCATCACGGACTAATGGCACTAAGTCTCTTAATCTGTACCTAAAGCCAGTTACATCACAAAATCCAAATGCTCTTTTACCTCTGGCATAAATACTCAATACCTATACCCTCCGGGAACAAAGAACAACGACTCCTTGCCTCTATCTGCATCAGTAGCATTAGTCCACTCTTCTTCATAAAGACTTTTAAGCAAAGGTATTCTTTGTGCTAGTTCAGGCTTTTTTAATGCAATGTTGTATGCTAATCCCGCAACAAGACACGGCAAAAATCTAGAAGGTACTTCAGGATTATCTGACCCAGACGAACCTATATCTGCAATACGTTCTATATAGTAAAAATCTAAAACATATGTTTGCGTAGAATCAGGGACAGGCCAAAGATTAACTGATGAAACAGTGTCTGATTTTTCCAACCAAAACTGTAATGGTTTTGATTGTGTTAATTTGTTTGTAAGATGCGAATATTGCTTTACTGAAATCCTAGTAACGCTTTGATCTGTCTGCCTTGACACATCACCAACATTCGTCCTTATTGATGCTTCAACAATATCAAGCACCTTAGCATCAAGATTATACCTAGATGTTCCTGCTGTAAGGGCTTGAGTACCGTTTTTTATTGTCCACAGGTTTAATCCTCGATTCTGCCAATCAAGAAACATAAGGTTCATACTGCGACGAGCAGTCCTGTAATCATATCCACTTTTTAATTCGGAACCTGCCCGTTCAAAAGCTTCCTCAACTACATCACCTAAATCTAAATCAAACGCATAAGTGGACATTCACAGCTACTTCTTTTTCTTGACCATAGATCCAGCACGAAGGCCAGCAGGACGCTTCTTCATAACGCCAGCTTTTTTCATTGTACCGCCAGCCATTTTTGTTGGCTTTTTTTTCTTAACTCCAGCTTTCTTCATTGTTTTACGCATGAACTTCTCCTATAAGTTGTTTGTAAAATTTTTCTCTAAGACTAAACACATGAGGTGGTTCTTCGTCTTGGAACACAAAAGAATAATATTTTGTATTCTTCAACTTATACACCGCTTTCTGCAAGGTGTTTAAACGCTGCAAATACATCATCCCATAAGAACAATCATTTGTTTGCTCAAACTCCATGCATTCTTCCGGCTCATCTTCTTCAATATCATCAGGGTGAAACCCCATGAGCCATAAATCTGTATCTCCAAAAGCCCCTTCAGCTATAGCGTAGTTTAATGATTCTACACGCCTATGAAACTCTTCTGCACTTTCCTCGTAATCAAGATCAATAATAATGTTTATATCAAAGTCATCATTATAGCCATCAATAGAGTCATATACAGGGCAATATGATTCCGTACGTTTAAACGTCATTAATACCTTATTTGCATCCCATGCAGCTTTTGCATAAGGGCAAATGCTTAACCCGTCCATATCTAACCTTGAAGACTCAAGAACAACTTTTGACCACTCTCTTACTTCTTCTCGGATAGATTGCTCTATATCGTTAACTTGGCTTTCTGGCTGCGCCATATCCGCGACGTTCCATTTTGCTTTTAACTGGGCCTCCATCCTTCATTTTGCCTATGCCATCCGCAGCAAAATCAGGAACCATTTTTCCAGCTTTTTTGACCATAGTCATGCCGCCATCTTTCATTCCACTAACAGGTGTCTGACCCTTATCTTGCTGGCTAATAGGATTTGAAATTGGCCCTTTAAGTCCAGATGCAATACCTTCGGCAACATTGTTGGCAGTCATTTTCTTTTTTGGGTTTCGACCACTCATTCGACCTCTCATTGCTCTGCTTGTATTTGGATAAAATCGTCGATTAGTATCGGGATTATTTTTATCTTTCTGACGTATATTTTCCATTACCCTACAACCTTTATATCTTTGTAAAGACCTTTAGCAATAGCTTTCAAGGTGTCTACTGGCGTGTTTAGAAATTGCTCAATAGACATTTTATTTGCTATTGGAATAGTGCTATACGTTTCAAAGACTACATTGCGATGATCTTTGTCTAAATTGATTTTGATCTTGACATGATCATTTGGCTCAGAAAAAAAATGAAAGCAAGTTACCATCTTTGATTCAAACTCATTCAACATAACTATTATCCGTAATGCTTAATGACGGTCATAATTACATTATATACATCAGTGTTGCTATGACCCACTGTAGTAAACTTAATGTCTCCATTGACTCCACTGCCAGCATTATTTGGTATTCCGTTAAACTCACTAAAGTCTAATTGATCAGCCCAATCTGCATTCAACTGCCAAGCTAAAACATCAGTTGATGCATCAAATAAAATCTTTACGCTCATTCCAATAGTAACGTAAGTTATTTTTTCTATCGTTACTTTAGTGCAAGCTTTCCCTGTAACTGGGTCTGTTCTAAGCGCAGATACATCTATTTTTGTAACGGCAGATTCACCACTACCATCACTAACATTAGAAAACCTAAATATTGCTTTACGCCCACCATCTTGAATTGTCTGAGTTGCTACTGCATCAGCCATACATTACCCCTAAATAGAGATAGGGGCGTTGCCGCCCCAACCAGTTTGCTAAATATTAAGCGTTATACCCAAAGAACTCGATAAGAATCTTTCCTGCGGTGTAGTCTGCATTAGTTGCTGCACCGGCTACCAAGTACATAAATTTACTAGCAGCAGGAGGAACAGGGATACCAAGCACAGAGCCAGCAGCTAGGTCGCCAGAGTTCAGCATTTGAACTTGATTACTTAAAGATGTAATTGCAGCATCTTCAGCACCTGTTGATTCATCAGCATACCAAAGATCAATGTCTGGATCGCCGCCAGCAGGAGTCTCTATGCAGGTAAGCTTGCCGCCTAGAATTGTTCCATTTAGGGCTACAGTTGTAGTACCTATGTTGGAAGAAGCAGTAGCCGCTTTACCAATGATGTCGCCGCTACCAGAAGATGCTAGGCCAGTAAGATCCATAAGAATGCTTGTGTGCCACAACCCGCCAGCTTGAGTAACTGTAGATGCATAGATGGTGCCGGTTCCGGTAGTAATACCAGTGCCAGCTTCTGGGCCTGTGTTGCCCGTAAGTGTTGTAACGCCAGTTACACCAAGAGTGCCACCTATAGAGGCGTTAGTAGAATATGTGGAATTGTCTGTAATTACGCCGGTTGACGCAGCTTTAGTAATTTTAGTAAAGCCATTTTCTGAACGGACTGATCCGTTAAAAGTAGTATTCGCCATGATGATCTCCTGTCGTGGCTAGTGTCAGTTACAAAATGCAACTGTCAGGATAAAAAAAAGGACTACCCGATCATACATCGGATAGTCCTTAAAAGCTCTAGCTAGAGCCGGGTGAACCGAAAATTCCTAACGGGTCACTAACACCAAACGAGTAACGCTCTCTCGCTTTATATCTTACATTACCTGTATCGAAGTCACCGTCCATTGAGTTCTCTAATGCAGAGCGCTCAAAGTGCTTCATGCCATTTGGCACATCAGTAATCAAGAACCACGCATTTGTATCTGTGAGGTAATGGTTTACTGAGTAACCTTCTGGAATGCTGCCATTGGTGTAGATAGCGTTAAGATCGTTATCTGCTGTACCAACACGGCCTTCAGTCTGAAGGATTCTAGTAGCTGTAAACATCAAAGCTGGGGGTACAATCAACTTTCTAGGACGAGCTGCAATTAAAAGTCCACGCTCATCTGTCCAGCCAGCAATTGCAATAATTGCAGCTTCTAGTGAGGTTTCATTTAAATCCGCAGCAGTCGCAGGACGGTTGCTGTTTTTGCCACCACCGACAGTAATGTGACCATCACCACCAGTAACACCATCGCCATCAGCTGTGAAAAGGTTTACACCATCTCCAGACTGAAAAGCATTAGTGAAGCCATTGTTTAATGGGAAAGCTGACTTAACCTGCTTGGTATAAGCCATAGCTCTTGCTAACGCCTTGGTGTAACGAGCAGATAGAGAATCGTAAAGATTATCTTCCATCGCCTCCTCAGTGATTGCAAAACCCATTGCTACAGTTTCGTGATTAAAGCGAGCTGTAAAGGATTCTTGCGCCGCGTCATAAATAACGCTTTCGCCCTCACCTTTAGTTGGCGCTGCGCCAAAACCACTTAACTTAACTTCTTCCTCAAATGAACGATCAGAAGATTCTGTGTCATAGATTTGAGTGTGCTCATCTTCGTACTTTGTATACTCCAAACCAAACAAGGCGTTAAGCCCCGGTAGGAGTTCTTTAAGCATCTGCGCTCTTGAAATTGCCATCGCTTAGTTCTCCTTAAACGCCTGTTGTGTTTCTATACTGATGCCCAACATTAAAAATGAAGAGTGCGTCAGTAAATGCATCGCCAATAGTACTACTTGGGCCATCATAAAAATCATAGATTCTTAATGGAAAAGTAGCGGTCGTTGCTGTTGAGTCAGCATCTACAGCATTCTTGCTGTTACCGATGCTTGTGCTTCCAGCGGTTTGGATTACATCAAAGTTAGATCCAATTGCTGTTTGAGCAATAGCGCCGTCAGCTTGCATCATAAAGACCACATCAGGGTCAGTTAATACATATGCAAAAGCATCTGTTGCTACAGTTGACGCAGGCCAGTATTGGCTAAACGTCATTTGCTTAGTAGTTGGATCGGTATACTTAACACCCATGAAAATACCTTGGGTTGTTAAAGCTGCCGTACCAGCGTCTTTTTCAACAGTTCCGCCAGCAACAGTCTTAACAAAGTCACCGTTAAATATGGAAGTACCATATTCAGATGCAATTTTAAGATGCTGTACCTTTCCGTTAAACGACCCGCTTGCACTGGTTGTGCTTACTGGTCTAGCCCCAAATGGGGCGGCTGTAATAGCCATAGTTATTTCCTCTAACAAATAAAAAAGTTATAGGTCTACCACTTCCCTTTTGTTACGCGAGTTGTTCTATCTGGTCGGAGCATAGGCATCCGAGGATCGTTTTCTCGCATATAGGATTGATCGACACTTTCCATTTGTTGCGCTGCAATTCCTTCGTAATGACGTTGGCGCGAATCCGCAACTTCTTGAGGAGCCTTACATAACAACTGACCACCAATTTCTACACATCCCGGAAACTTAGAATCGTGATCAGGCATCACTTCTAGCTCTGGGTGATCTTCCAACCTTACTGGTTCCCATCCTTCTCTGAAACGCATAGATACATTAGTTGCATCTGAAGCGCCCATCATGGCTGTACGAATCCATCTAAACGCCCATCCGGGCTGTCTAATTGGATCTGGGAGTATTGTTGGCGGTGACCATTGCTTTTCTCTGGCAGTGTTATTACGCGACTCCATCTCTCTTGGTTCTCTAGTTTCACTCATTTCCCATCCTCATTTGTTGAAGAGCATATTGCTCTGGTGTAATTCCTAGCTTTTTAACAAGATCGAGTTGAGTTCTATTCAACTTAACTTGCCGCTTACCTTTACTCCCACGTTGCGCTGACGCAACAACAGTTGAAGATCGTTTCGCTTGCTGGGTAGCCTGTTGCTCTCCATTAGCAAATGCTGCGGGAAAAGTTTCCCGAAGAGCCTCGTTTATCGCTTGAAAGTATTGCGGCGTATATCTTTCTATATTCCGCTTTACTAACATCTCATCAAGACCATAAGTGAATCCTGTGAGTGCTTCGTTTCCCGGCGCTCCAAACCAAGTATTGTGAGACAGCCAACCCTGTAAATTAGGATCAACTGGCTGCTGTTGCGGTGGCTGTTCCACCGGCATTGCTTGCCCAGACTGCTCTGGAACTTGTGATGGCTGCATCTGTGGCTGATAGTTAGCAATATATGCTCTATCTGCTTGGATACGCGCAAGCTGTTCCTGCGCCTCAACCATCGAATCTGTATCGCCCTCTTCATGGGCTTTCTTGTACTTCTCTCTTGCTGAGTTTAATTCGGCCTCAGTTCGATTCTGTACACTCTGAAGAAGCGCTTGTTCGCTTTGTCCAACCAAGCCTTGAAGTCTTGAAACTTCACTCTGCGTAGTTTGAGCAAACTGAACCGCCTCATCCTTTAATCTTTGTGCAGCTTCTTTTTCTCGACGCTGCTGGTGATACTCATACTTTAACCTGTTTAAACGCTTTTTAACACGATCATCTTGAATGTCAATCTCTTCATCAATATTAAAAGGTTCAACATCGTCTCGTACAGGTCTACGGTCTTGTTCTGGCGTATCATCTACCTCAATGATTTCTATATCATTGGTGTCAAATCCGTCATTACTATTTTCTTTTGGTTCTGGGAATGATACTTCAGACACGACTAATACCTCTTGGATCATCTACAACAGCTTCGGGAGTGTCATCGTTTATAATTCTAAACTCTTGACCGTGAATTTTAATTCTTGTCCCGCTATATGCTCGCATAAGTACGAAGTCGCCTTCCTTACACCACGCGCCATTAGGGAATCTTTTCTTGTCTGTGTAGCAATCTGGCCCCATTGCAATAACAAATCCTAC